AGTGCATTCGCCCTGCCCTCTTTGGAATCCACAAAAACCCCCCGTTTAGGACAATTTCGCCGCTCTTTTCGAGGCTGGCGATCGCCTGGTCGAATTGCTTTTTCGGTCGATCGTGGGTCGATTTCCCGCGGAAAAGATCGAGGACGGTTTCGTATTGGATCACCCAAAACTTGTTTGGCTCGGGGAACCCAGGCCCGCCAGGATTGCCACCGCCTTTGCCCTCGGCCCGCAATAGGTTGAAACATTCGATGACCTTTTTCTGGACCGCGCCCAGGGGTTTCTTGTTCGATACATCGGCGACATCCTCATCGCTGGCGATCTTGATTGTGCAAGTTGTGACCGCATCGCCATCCTCATCGGTGCCGAGTTCGTGAACCGCCAAGGTAAAACCCAGGGGCGGCTTGGGTTCCATGTCGCGTTGTTTGGTGGTCTTTGCCAGGCGCAAGCCGCTATCATCGACCTCGAGTTCGATCTCGGTATCGGTGGCCGCTCTAAGGCTCGAGTGGCCCCTGGCGCCCGCCGCTGTGTCTTTGCCGCTGTGGTGAACCACCATGATATGGGCGCCCGTGAGATCGCGCAGAACATCGAGGTTCCCGATGAACCGCGTCATATCCTCTGGCCCGTTTTCGTTGCCGCCCGCCATTGCCCTGGACAGGGTGTCCACGACGATCATCTCGATCTGGCCATAAACCTCAGTCACCTCTTTGCAGAGTTCCGCCAGGGCGGGCATATCGACCTCGGCCCGCAACAGATCGATCGGCGATGGCCGCACCACCAGGGGCGCCCGCTCGACGCCCTTGGCCTCTCTGAGGGCATAGACACGGTTGCGGAACGCATTGCCGCCCTCGGTGGCCAGATAGAGGCAAGTTCCGCCCCTAACCTTGCACCCGTTCCATTCCTGATTCGCGGCGATCGCAAACGCTAGGTCGAGGCAGAAAAACGATTTGCCCACGTTCGATGGCCCGTAAACCACCGACATCTGAGATTTGCCGAGCCATCCTTTGACCAGGTAAGACGATGACAGAACAGGACGCGCGTTTTCCAGATCAAAGACGCGGTGTTGTTTGATCTGCGATATGCCAGCGCCCACGATCGTCGGACCGCCTTCCTGGGGCGCCTCTGGCGTTGCCTCGGCCTGTCCGTTGATCGGTGGCCCATCCCATGACCCCAGGATCGGTTTTAGAACCTGGGCCGCGGTCGGATTGTTAGGGTTGATCTCGTTGCCATAGGCTCGAACAGCGGCTTTGAAATCGCCCTGGTGTTCGTAGTGACAGAACAGATCGAACGGGTCGCCCCAGCAATAGGTGTCTTTGACAGTTCCGATCGCGGCGCCCGCATCGCTGGCGGATAACGACACCCAGTAATCGCCGAACGATTTGGTGGCGTATGATCCGCTTGATTGATAGCGCGACCGCCATTGATCCGATCGCCCGTGACGTTCGTATCCATAGCGATCCAGCAATTCCTCGACGCTGTGGCGTTCGTTGAACGCATCGACCACCGATCCATCGTCATCGAACCCACGCTGGGCCCGTTCCGCTGCCCTGGCCTTTGCTGCCTCGAGCGCGGCTTGTTCTTTGGCAAGATCGTTGGCGATGTTGCGCTCGACCGTCTTTTCGATGATCGAGCCGAAATAGTTTAGCATTTTGCCGCGGTGAATGTCGTATTCGTAAAATATCGGGATCGCCGCCGCGTTGCGTTTGTCCATCGGGACGTTTGGCAAATAGATCGGCTGGCCTGGGCGGGCCAAGGCTCGATCGCATGTAATGTGGCAAGATTCATCCAACAGGTCAAACAGGGCGCGTTGCGCGTCCGCGTATTGATGGCCAGTGATCCATTTTGACAGCGGGATCAGAACGCGCCATTTGCGGTTATCCCACGTCGCACTCGATGTCGAATAAATGATCCGCGTGACATCGCCCAGGATTTGCCGAACCGCGTCGATCACGTCTTGTCTGCAAAGATTGCCGATGTCGATGTCTATCGCCAGGGAATAGAACTCGCCATCGGAACGCTGGCGATCGTGAGACCTGGCATCGTGGGCGATATAGGTCGAGAAAATGCACCATTGCGATTCTGCCTTGTCTTTCGCGGCTGGCGTTTCCGCCATCGCTGCGACCCTGGCGAATGTGATGGTGTCGTAATCCTGGGCGGTGTTTTTGCGGGTGTCGAACTGTCCGAACCCCGTGACAAATCTTTTCGGCTCCATGTTATCCTCTTGCGGTTTTTGCGGCCATCATCGCGCTTGACACCGCCCAGATCAAGTGAAAAGATAGCGCATCGCAATCAACGCGATATATAGACATCGAATAAGGATCGAATACCAATGCTAGTAGCTGAAACCTCTGGATCGTATGAACTCGCGCCGATCGGCGTATATTCTGCCGTTTGCACCCGCTTGATTAACATGGGGATGCAAGAAACGAACTATGGCCTCAAACACCAAATCCATCTCGCGTTCGAGATCGATGAAAAGATGGATGATGGGCGCCCGTTCTTGATGATGCAAAATTACACCTTGAGCCTGAATGAAAAGGCGCGTTTGCGGCTTGATCTCCAGGCGTGGCGTGGCCGCGCGTTCACTGCCGAGGAACTCAAAGGATTTGACCTAAAAACCGTCCTTGGCAAGCCGCTCCAAATCTCGGTGGTCCATAGCGCCGATGGTCAATATGCGAACATCGGCTCGATGATGCCCCTGGGCCGCGGGATGCACCCCCTCGCCCCCAGCGGCGACCTCATTTATATCAATTCGCTGCCCGAGGATAACGCGGGCTATGAGTTGCTTTCCGAGCGTATGAAAGAGCGTGTTCAAAAGGGTCTCTCCATGTTAAATGCCTCGGCCCCTGCCCCAGCGCCAGCCGCGCCGCCAGTGACCGCTCAAACCTTCCAGGCGCCACCCCAGGCCGCACCAGCGCCAGCGCCTCAGCCCGCCCCCGCGCCATCGATGGACCTGGACGACGAAATTCCATTTTAGGAATAAAAAACGGCGGCTTAAACTGGCTCGAGGCTTGAACGCCTCGGGCCTTTTTTGTTATCAATATCGGGCGGAACGTGATTTGAATTTCAACACATACTCGCCCAGGGCGGTTTTGCTGGTATTCAGGCGCTCGCGCTACCAAATTGCGCTACAGTTCGACATCGTGAGCCTTGCGTTCCGCACGATCTTTCTTTTTCTCCCAGGGTGCTTTCACCAGCGTGATCGGCTTTTTATCGACGTTCGATCGTGCGGCCATCATCCTCATTCGCTCGGCTTTTGACCAGTTTCTCTGGCGTGGGCGGTGAATGTGCGATGGCATCCCGTGGGTGTTCATGTTTCCTCGCTGGGCAGTTTCGGCCTTGATTGCAATCATTATTGCATGGCGGGCAATCATGGGTCCATTCTGTTTTCCAGACAGACCAGGGCGGTGTCCAAACCCTGATAACCGAACTCAATTTCTCGCATCTCATAAACACATTCCTCGAGCGTTTGATATTGCTCGATCGGCCAGGCGAACACCCCGCCGATCGTGCTTTCGATCAGCACCAGGATAAACATCACCACCCCGCCGCCAGGAATCGTTTGTGGATTTCGCGGGTGCGGCGAACATCGTCGGCGCAATATTCGGCGATCTTGGCGTGTTCGCCATTGCGCCAGGCATCGGCCACCATCGACCCATCGAACCCGTCTTTGCCTGGTATCCCGAGAATATCACAAAGATCGTCCATAGACACGCGGTTCGTTCCGCCCGCCCACATGACCATCGTGTCATGGATTTTCTTATCCCACGGCTTTGGATCGCGCGGGAATGTTGTTGGCCCTGGTAATTTGACGCCCAGGGCGACCGCGCGTTTGCGTAAGAACCCGATGTCGAACCCGATTATATTGTGGCCGACCAGGGTTTCCGAATGATATGGATCGAGGGCATTGAAAAACGCGGCGATCAGCGGCTTTTCTTCTGCGATCGTGGCCGCGTGAAAGCATTGAACATCGTCATCGTTTTTGGCCCAGGCGATCGTGCAGATATGCCCTCGACCGCCATCGAACGATGATTTTGCCACCTCATCGATGGCGGCTTGCTCGCCGTGTTCCTCGAGCCATGCCTCGATCGACTCGGGTTTTTTGATGTTGCCAGGCGGCTTGATTTTGCCGCGCACCCGCTCGAGGTATTCGGGCGATTGACTCGGTATTGTCTCGAGATCGAAATAAACAAATCGTTCCATCAGTTCTCCCCTTTCAGTTCTGCAAGGCGATGCAGTATTTCCTTTAAAGCCTCACCATACCACGTCCCCCATTCAACCATATCATCCACAAGGCCCACCGCCTTCGCCAGCTTGGCCTCCGCTGCAAGCGCCCGTGCCGCCCACTCTGCCCGCGATGCAGCCATGATTTCTGGGTCGTCGCCAGTGTCGTTGATTACGTCTGCAATCAGGGACTTTAGGCGCTTGTTTTCGGTTTCCAGTTCCGCACGCTCTGCGAACCATTCGTCAGGCAGCGGCTTGCGCCCCTCGGGCAGTTTACTCAAATCCCACTTAGCCATCACTTTCTCCCCGCCATAATTTCGCGCGCCACAAAGCAAAACGACGCGAGGTTCATGTGAATCAGGCCATCATCATTGAGACCCACGCCCGTCATTGCGGCGATCGCTCGCCAATCGACCGCGACCTGGATGTCCTTGCGATCGAACTTGTAAATCACGCATGGGATTTTGCCCGCCGCGGTGGCGGCTTTGTTCACTTGCGCCCACCAGGCCGATTGAAATGATCCGCCAGCGTATCGCTTGCACTCGATGACAAAGGGGAAATCGGGATCGTCGGCGATCAGATCGGCGTGATCCGCCTCGCGGCTTTGCTCGAGGTTCCGCTTGAACGCGATGCCGAGTTCCAGTTCGAGTGCGATCCCGACCTGGCGCTCGAACGTCGCGCCTTTGTTTCTGCTATTTGCGCCCATCGTTTTTTGCCCCCTCGATATATCCCTCGATCTTGAACTCACTCATGGAATTGACCCCGCCAGAACACTCGACGCGCGTCAAAAGTTCGAGTTCATCCCCGCTCGACAAGAAAACGCGAACTCGCTCCATGCCATCGTTTTCGATCCTGGCGACTCGAACCTTTCTCATCGCGACCCCTGATCCTCGACCTCGTAATCCTCGACGCGGATGCCGTATTTTCTGAGGCCATCGATGATGAATTGCTCGGTGTGGATCGACATCGGGACGCGAGTTTTCTTTTTGAGGTCTTTCATCGCCTCGATGACCTCGGGCCGCAGTCGGGCGATGAATTGCTGTAAATCAGACATTTTGCTCTCCGTTTTCTTTCCTCGCATGATAGCGCCCGCATATCTCCGCGCAAGATGGAAAATATCATTTGACAGGCTCGGCCCCTCGATGATAGCTTCGCGCTATCACTGAATAAGGATTGAATACCGATGAATAAGATCAAACATCTCCGCGCCATGATCGAACAGATGGAACGTGACCTCGGCATCTGGGGCGACATCCTGGGCGCCATCGCCATTTTCGCCATGATCGGCGCGTTTCTTTGGATGACGCCATGATCTGGCCATTTAAACGCTCGCCAGAGCGCCAGAGCGGCCCCAGGATCGCGCCCCACGTCATCCCCGCCGTGATGTTGATGGATGCCGCAAAGGCTCTCACTGGCCCCGTTCTTTGCCGCGTGGTGTATACCGCGCTCGCAGACAAAACCGACATTCCCGCCACCGACCTCGAGGCACTCTCAAACCGCCTCGGTCGCCTTGCCCATGAAAGGGGTCGAACATGACCGATTTATTCACCCACGCGATAAACCGCCCCCGCACCCGCAAAGATGAACTCGAGGATGCCGCTCGAGAGTTCCACCAGCGTCATCCCCTGGTCTGGCGGCTTTTCGTCAAGTTCACCCAGGAAATGATCGCCAGGGGTTTTCGGAACTATTCCGCCCACGCGATCTTTGAGCGGATCAGGTGGGAAACCGACCAGGCCGATGATGAGGGTCGATCGATGTTCAAGATCAATAACAATCACCGCTCGTTCTATGCCCGCTGGTATATGGACGCCTTTCCAGAACATCGCGGCTTTTTCCGCCTTCGCCAGATGACCAGTGAGTTCGATCACGCCAAAGATTTGCCCGAACTCGGGCCAGAGGATTTCCCCTATGTCGATTGATGTCTCCAAAGGCCGCGCTGGCGCCTTCGATAACGCTTTGCTGGCCTCGAGCGTAGGCGATGAGATCGTGTATTGGGTCGGCCTGTTTTGCGGTGGCCCTCACCGCGAAAACGCCTGGCGAGCATATGAGGCGGGGTTTGTGGTTCTATATACCCGCCGAGAAAAACGCGGGTTCCGATACATAGCGAAAAGGATCAAGTGATGGAATGGATCGAATGCCCAGAGTGTGGCGGCGATGGACGCATCGAGGTTGATGTCCCTCGCCCTCACGCTGGCGGGTTTAATTGCGGTTTTATAGACACCGCCTGGATCGAGTGCGAAATGTGCCAGGGATCGGGCGAGATAGAAATCGAGGATGATGAAAATGAGGAATGACGACAAAAAAACCACCGTGATCCATTCGGGCTGGTCTGGATATTGGATCACGATCGGCCTTTGGGTGATCTTTTTCTGGGGCGACCCCGATCTCAGAACAGCTTTGATTGAGTTCTTAAATCGATCGGGCTATAATTAGGAACTGCTCCACACTTGCCTCAAAGTGTAAACTGCCCCGCCATCGAGCGGGGCTTTTTTCATTTCAGGCTTTTCACCAGGTCGAGGATCATTTCGGCTCGTTGTTTAGCGGGGATAAACACCTTGACGATCTCAATTTCGTTTCGCCAGATCGTCAAGGTTCCGTCGCTAGAGATGTTCCATTTTATCACGCCAGCATCTTGGCCAGGGATTTAGGGCCGACGATGCCATCGGCGACCAGGCCATTCTCTGCTTGCCAGGCTTTGACAGCGGCCTCAGTGCCAGGGCCGAACATGCCATCGGCCACCAGGCCGAGTTTGCGCTGCACCCGCTTCACCGCATCACCGCGCGAGCCGACCTTGACCGTGGTCGAGATCGGGGCGCGTGGTGGCAATTCGCCTGTGAGCGCCTCGATGCAATCGGCCCACCGACGCTGGCGATCCTCGAGGCCGATGTCGCCGCCGTTGATCCGCTTCGTCATGGCTCGAACGTCGCCAGTGTCCGCGATCTCGTTTAGGCCATTCTTCGACCAGAACCAAAGCGCCGACGCCAGGGCGCCCTCTTTGGTCTCGAGCCACTCCGCGGCTTCCTCGGCGCTCATGCCGTAATCCTTGGCGAACCGCTCATAATTCGATCGGCCCGTGAGTTGCTTTAGACCGCGACCGCGGAACCGCCAGCCATCGCCAGGCTGGGTGTTGCCGAGCGGGGAACGCCGAAATTCGTCCATATAGACGTAATTGGCGATTTTCTCAGGGTTGCGGGCATATTCTGCCGCGTTGCGCTTCCCTGGCCCGAAATAGCGCCCGAACACGCTATTCAGCGCCTTTTCGGAATAGTTCAGGTTTTCCTCGAGGGCGGTGAAATCGCGGCTTTCGTGGGCGCATTGCGAGATGAACCCCGCGATCCGCCGCGCGTTTGTGATTTCGTATTTAGGCAGTGCCTTGTTCAGCACCTTGCACCATTCATCGACATCTGGGTTCGTCGGGATCATGTGTGCGAGTTGATCGACCGTGATGTTCATTTTGTGATCCCTTTCGCTTTCTCGATTGTTCTCAGACCGCCCAGGCCGAGCATCCCCATAAGGACAGGCATCAGGGTCGCCATATCGAACTCAGGCAATGGCGGCAAAGATGCACCCGCCGCCGAGACACCGAACACTAGGATCGGCTGGATGATAAAATGATATGCAAACGCGAACCCGCAAACCCAGCCGATAAAGGGGCGCCATCCGCCCTTAAAGATCGAGCCGCTGGCGGCTTCCGCTTTGTTGATCTCGAGTTGCCCTTTTGCGAGTTCCTGGGCATGGCGCTCGGCCATCGTTGCCAGGTCGTGGGCCAAGGCGGCTTTTTGGTCCTTGTCCTCGATGAATTTGTCTAACAGGCCCGAAACGGGGCCGATGAGTTGTCCGATCATTGTAAACCTCCCAAAATACTGAATACGCCGTGAGAATTAAAAAATGCGGTCAAAAAAGCAATAAGCAGCGCCACCGCGAATAATTCCTGGCGAAAGTCCCTCACGATGGCGCGGGCAATCACTTGCCCGCCTCCATTGCGTTGAAACCGAAATAAGCCGCTGTGACGCCAGAAACGGCCACCACATAGACCGTCGCGATGTCAGCGATCAAACCCGCCGCATCGGTCAGACCCAGCAAAGAGGCGCCAAGGATGGCCAGTGGATATAGAACCATTCCCGCCAGGGCGAACCATGTCATCCGCCGCTGTGCGTCCCGCTTTGCGTCCGCATCTTCCATTTTGCGGCGCCGATCCTCGAGCATGATCTCCCGTTCCTCGGGATCGATCACGCCGTTTCCATTGAAATCATATTCGTTTGTCATGTTGGTTCCTTTCAAAGAGGCTTGGCGAGTTCATCCATCGCCCGCCATAAATCCTCGATCTCTCGATCGTATCGATCCAGCCTGTCCCCCAGGCCACCTGTGATCGTGGTCGATCTCTCGACCTGCGATCGCAATTCTAACAGTTGCCGTTGTTGCTCGAGGACCGTCGCCACCTGGGTCGAGATCGTCGATAGGCGGCTCGAGAGGCCGCGAACATCGTTGTCCTGTATTGCTTGCTCGAGCGTTTGAACGCGGCTTTCCACGTTCATCAGGGGTTCAATAGCACCCTCAACATCTTGAAATCGTGAAAGAGCATCATAACCGAAATAGACAGCGCCAGAGATGCCAGACAAAACAGGCAAAGCAGCGGCCAGATACCAGCCTTTGAGATCGATGCCAGCGACCTTGATAGATGTCGTTTCCTCATCGGACATCACGACCCCCCATAGATCATGCCCGCGTTATAAACCTCGGCGCCCGTCACAAAATCATTCGCCAGGGCGCCATCAAAGGACATCCCATAGCCATCGAGGTTCCACTGGACCACCATTTGATCGACCGAAACCGAATAGGAAACCGAGGTGTAATTGCCCACCGCGAAATTGTTGGTGGCCGCGAAACTATCGATTGCCGATGTCATGCTGGCGTTATTCGCCGCGGCCAGGAACGCGCCCGCTTGCTGGGCCATCGTTTCCACGCCAGTCAGTGCCGAGTTATAGTTATCGACATCGGCTTGCGAGATCGACATATCGGTCGTTGCAAGCGCCGCCTGGACCTGTAGTTGCTCCTGGGTGGTGTCAGCGCCAGCGGCCATATCTGCCACCGTTGTCACCGTTGCCAGGACCGAGGTGGCCGAGACCAGGTTGTCGATCGCGACATCGAGGTTTGCCATCGCGTTCTGGTGTTCGTTCAGGAACATCTCTTGAGCGTTTAGATAGGATGTCGCGAGAACCGTATCGATGGCGGAATTGTATTGATCGACCATCGCGGCATCGATCGACGCCTGGTCCATCGTCCCGATCTCGGCGATGCCGCCGTTCGACGCGGTGTAAGTGATCCCCATGAACAGGGTGGTGGATTTATTCAGTTGCGCCTCGATCGCTGCCGCTGCCGTTTGCAGATCGGTCATCGATGAGTCCGCCTGAGCGGCGGAACCGATCAGACAAAGAGCGAGTGTTGTTTTGAGGTTCTTCATATTGCGGCAATTCCTGTCCTATGAGTAACAGTTGGTCCCAAAATCCACGATCAGCCGCATAATCGGGGATATATGTCCCAGGGTTCTCGCGCATTATAGCATAAGCCTCGAACCCTAGCAAAAGTTTCCGTTCAGTGATGGAATAGACAGGGCAAGGCGTTCCAGCCATCGCCATCGATCGGAACACCTGGGGATTCTGGCACATGACCGAAATGCCCGAAACTTGCAGACCCATCCCGCCGCTGGTGTTTGGCGTGGCCATGATGACCGCATCGCGCCGACGATTGCACTCGGGGTCTTGCACCATCTCGCCCCTGGCGATGCCGAATAGGGAAACCTGGAAACCCGTCGAGTTCGCGATGAGGCATGATTGATTGCCGCCGCTCCCCATCATCGTCGGCGCCGATGCCGTGGGGACAGGGTTCGACATCGCGCCAGGCGGGCCAGAGTTATAGTTGTTGGTGACGCTTTCGCTTGCGTTGTTGGAATCGACCGTCGATCCCGATCCGATGTTGGTGTTTAGATCACCAGAGATCGAGCCATCGCCCACGTCCTGGGCGAACGCTGGCCAGGCCAAAATCAATAGACAACAGGTAAAACGTCGCATTTGTCACCGATCAAGGGCGACAGGGTTAAATCCTGGCACATGAGGCGCGTCGCCGCCTCGCCTTCGCCAATATATTTCAGGGTTTGCGCGTCCGCATTGCGCTGGCATTTCCAATCATCGGCTGGACACGCCCCAGGATAAGCAACAGGGGCGGGCATCTGCAAAACAGTGCCGCACCCTGCCAAGAGTATGAGAGGCGCCAGGCGGATCATTTTCGGCCCTCGATGAGGCGATCGAGTTTTGCGTCGAGCGCCTCGATCCGATCGAGAACGCGATTTATGTCCGCGTGAACCTCGGCTTTGGTGACATATTCTTTCGCGATTTCCTCGCGGGTGCGATTTAATAGGATCGACAGCCTTTGAACCTCAGCGACATATGATTTCAGGACCCAGCCCAAAAGGCCGATCCCCGCTGTCAGTGCCGAACTCCAAAGGATTGTTGGTTCCATTTATTCCTCGCTGTCCACCAGGCTTGCGATCAAGGCTTGCTCGAAACCGCGCTTGGCCATGAGAACCTGATCGAGTTCCATTTTCAAACGCCCCTCTTTCTGAGCCATCGCCTCGATCTGAGCCGCGAGATATTTGTTTTGATCGGATAGATCGGCGATCGGATATTCCGTTTCGCCGATGATGATTTTTTCAGCCGCCATTGATCTATTACTCCCCGCCAGGTGTCGCCTGGGCGGCCAGGTGCGCCTCATACGCCGCGATCACCTCAGCGGTATGAACCGCAGCCGCGATCGCTTGAACCTCGGCGGATTCTGCCGATACGTCATCGCCTGGCGCGATTACATGGCGATGGAATGAACGTGATATTTCCTCGCCATCGCGCTCGATGATGGTCGCGGTGCGAACCTGAATATTTCTAAAATTGCCCACAATTTCGATTTTATCGTCAAAAGTGCGTTCTGTAAGTGCCATTTTTATCTCCTTTGGCTATGGACTGTCCGACCCACAATTTTATTGCGGGTTATGATGCCTGATATACAACATTTATACCTAGTATCCCGACTTGGTAATTGTTGCCGCTTAAAGGGGAACCCGTGTTTCTATTATATAAATACATATTTGCCGTTTGGTCATAGAATGCCATGTGATACAAATGAGGGTCCACATTAAGGGCGGTTCCCGTTCCAATTGTTCCATGCGGAACATGATTGTTTATGGTATTCGATGGTGTAAACGGCCACCCAGTTATTCTGCTGTTTCCGCTATAGGTCAACGCTGTGATTGACATGCTAATATGGCAAAATACCATTTGTCCGATTTTTACATATTTCCCCTCAAGCGTTCCAGTAACACCCGTGTAGCCGCTCAAAACAGGCGTAAACGTCCCTTCCTCATAGTCATCCAGCAGGTTCGCCGCCCCAGTGCCGCCGAGGTAGGCACCGCCAGAGAGGTAGAGGTTGCGGAAGCGTGCCGAAGGCCCCCCTAAATCAATAGCCCCATTTGTTGAGGCTTGAGTTGTCACATTCCAAGGAATAAGACCTGAGCCAGTGTCAAATCTAATACCAACATCATTGTCGCCAATAGTTAAATCACTAGCATAAGTCCCAATACTCCCCACCGTGGTGCCGTCTTTGTAGATCGTAATAATGTCGCCATCTGTGCTATTTCGACGCACCACCAAGGGAGAGGCTGTTGTGTCTGTAATGTAAACTTGCCCAGAGGCTCTAGCTTCAAAACCGTCCGTAGCGAAGCCAGAAGCGGTCTTACCCACCAATAGGTTCCCAGATGCGTCGAACCTTCCGCCCTCACTGTTTGACGATTTGAACGCAAGAATAGAAGAATTAGCTTGGTTGCCGATCGTGGTGACATTGCTGGATGTCTCGACGATAAAATTAGAGGCAACACCGTCGCGGAACTCAGCCAGCGTTCCTGGCGAACCTACCACGTCAAGAGGGGCCGAGGGGCTTGCTGTTCCGATGCCAACACGGTTGTTGGCGCCATCCACGACCAGGGTAGTTGTGTCCACCGTAAGATTGCCATTTATAACAACGTCAGACGCCTCACCCGAGACATTCAGGAACCGCGAATCCGCCTCGCCCTTGGAATAAACATCGATATTGGTCCGCGCCGCCGCCGCTGTGGTGCCGCCAGTGCCGCCCTGTGCGATCGGTAGGGTGCCAGTGTAGGCGATCGGACCGCCGCCCAGGTTGATGTTCCAGGACGCAATGGTTCCGCTGCCAGCATAGGCCACCGCGTTCACGACCAGGGTGGTCCCCGAGTAGGATGTCACGATGCCATCGATCCAGTTGGTCGAGGGTGCCGCGCTGTCCGCGATCCGCAAAGGCGTTCCCACGATGTAGGGTTTGCCGCTGTCCGCCACCGTGAAGGTCTTGGAACCCGTGCCGATGGCCACGCTCGATGTCGAGGTGGTGGTGTAGATGTTGCCCGCCTGGGTGACGAAATCCTCGAGGGCATCGGGGAACCCGTCCACATAATTCGTTCCCTCGAAATCGGCGAGGGTGTAGGTGCGACCATTTAGAGTGACAGGATATGCCATTGCGTTCCCCTTAGATAAGTTCCTCGACCTCGATCAGTCGCGAATAATAATCAAGCGCCGAGTTCACGATCGGCCCCGTTTGCGCGATCCTACCATAAATGTTCTGAGTGATCCATGTATTCGGATCATCAGGCTGGGGGATGACCAGGATGTCCTGGGCGACCCCGCGTAGGCGGTCGATTTGGTTAAAGATGTTCCCAAAGATTTCGGCCTCGGGCATATTGATGAGTTCAAACCTCATGCGGCGGAACCGTTCGACCTCATCGACAAAGGTTTGCCCGCCGCGTGATTTGGTGATCCGCGATTCGTCTATGAACTCGAACTCGACGCCGTTCGCATAGTTGATCGAGGGTTGATAGGCTGGGCCAGATAGCAAACGCCCAGCTTGCAAATATCCATCCGCGTTGTCTGGGTCGGAAATGTCGATCCGCAAATATCGAGCCTGGACCGCCTGGTCCAAAACGTCGAACGTCGAGATCGTATAGTTTGCCGCCACCGTGGGGTTCAAATATCCGCCCCAGGTAAACACGCCCCAGGGCAGGGTGCCAAATTCCTCGACCACTGGCCAGGCATCCACGACGCCGCTGTCATAGGCTGTGGTGGCGAAATTCGAGACATTCGAGAACCGCCAGCGGATCGTTCCAGTTTGAGAAATGTTGTGCTTAATCAGCGCCGCAAAGTTGACGATCTTGCCAGCGCCGAAATCGATGTCGATCTGAGCCGTTGTTTGGGTGTTGCGCCAAATCTTAACGATCTGGCGATCCTGTAGGTTCTCGACAGGCAGGGTCGCGACCTCATCGTCGGCGGTGATCGATGTCGCCGTATCGACGTAATTCGTCGCGGAAATAATCATGTTGCGAGCCATCACATCACCCCCAGAGTTCCAGTTCGACCTCGTTGTTCGCGGCGTCCTCGACAATGCCGATCACGCGAAACAATTTGCCGCTGGATAAATTATAGCGATTAAACGTGATTTTGACCACGTCATTCAGTTTCAAAGTATATGGCTGGGTTTTCACCAGGATTCGATAAACGTCGCGCTGGGTCTTGTAGATCGTCAAGAGCCTCGAGGCTTCGGTGTCCGCGTCCGATGTCGAGGCGAACAGGGAATCTACGATGAGCGCGGTGGAATTTGGATAAGGCGTGAGGATGTTGGTGTCCTCAGCGATCGATGTCTTATATTCTCGCCCCAGGAAATCGCGCTGGGCAGTTGTGATGCCCGCGCCGAAATCGCTTTCCGTCATCGTTCGATAGTTGCGTTTGTGATTAACGCGAACCTGATAATTCGGGACCGCCGACGCTTGGCGGGTGATCTCGATGATGTTGGTCTTGTCGAACTCAGCGTCCGCGGTGCCAGATGCCAGTTCCACACGCCCGACCTGGAACTTGCCATCGCGATCGAACCCATAGAACCCGCCGATCGTGTTGATGAGGCGATCGAGTAATTGCGCCAGGGTGATCGTGTCGCGATCATAAACCCCGACCGTGGCCGAGTTCGCCGTGTTCAAGGCGGTGAATGACGCGGTGTCGAAATCGCCAGGATAGGTGAAACCCGCGTGATCCTCGACCAGATGTTGGATGATGTCCGCCACTGTCTCGAGGTAAGTTCCGCCAGGCTTTGAGCCTTTCACGTCCGCGGTGATGATCCCCGTGGGCGCAGCGACCAGGGTGAACCGACCGTTTGTCAGATCGACCGTGTAATCCGTTGTTAGCGTTAGCGCCACGCCGCTATCATAAACCGCATCGATCGCCTGGATCGCGCCATCGTGAACCTGGTAAACATTGTTTGTGGCATCGACCAGGACGGGCTCGATATTGTAAACCTCGCCATAGCAATGCGGCTTGACCTGGCCCTCGAGTTCCGCCGAGCCTTCGTTTCCGCCAGTGCCAGCATAGAGAACATCGGGATAGTCCCGAACGAAATCGTTTTGGCTATCTCGCAAGATCACGCGGATGAACAGATCATCGAACTCGACAGTCTTTGCCTGGCCCGTAAAGATCGTGAAATAATACTGGAACGCGGCGCCATCCTCGCCGACGCGAACCTCGACCGATCGACCATCCCAGGCATATGTGGCGAAATCATCGAGGCCGCCGTCGGCGTTGGTAAGGATCAGTTCGCCATATCCAGGAACAGAATAGCCGCCAATCCGACCGCTGCCGAACATCGATCTCGAGAATGAGATCGGTTCGACCAGGCGCGGCTCGAATAGGGTGTTCGCTGGCGTGTCGGTCGGCTCAGTGACAAAACCCTCACCCGAGAAATATAGCGTCACCTCGCTCGAGGTATCGAGGTCGTAAGGTTTCAGGATGACCAGATATTTCTTTTTCGCATATGGGTTCGCGACCAGTTGGGCGAGAGTTGTTGCCACCATTTATGAACGCGCCCCCGACAGTTGACCGCCCGCGATGACGCGGCTCATCTGGCGGCGCAACATCACGATTTCCTCTTTCATGTCTTTCACGACATCGATCAGATCGTTCGCCGAGCCTTTGATCGGCGCCACCGATCCATTGCGGCCAGGGATCAGCAATTCCTCGCCGCGCTCGCCCACGCGAACATTGTCGCCAGCGTTGAACCTGGCGCCCGTCATCCCCGCCAAGTAAGGCGCTGCGTCATTGTATAGGCGCCCGAAACGATCTGCCCGCGCTTGTTCGTATGCGCCGCCAGCGGATGCCATGCCATCCGTGACCCCTAGAACCTTGCTGGCGATAGTGTCCGACATCTTGTCGATCACTGCACCCTTGGCAAATTCGATGCCGACCGAGGTGGCGATCGATGCCAGATTGCCAGCGCCCATGATGCCGTTCGCAAAGGCGGTCGAGATGCCGCCAGAGACCGAGCCGATGAACCCAGTGCCAGCCGCGAGGTTGCCAGCGATTGCCGCACCGACGCCTGGCAAGATGAATGGCAGGGCAAATGCCGCAATGTTCAAAAGGTCGCCACTCACGATGGATTCGACCAGGCTTTTGACAGCGTTAGAGATCGCACCGACCACCGATTTGATCGCATCCACGACGCCCTTGATGACGTTTGTGATCGCCTTCACCACGCCTTTGACGATATTCACGATGCCCTTGATGATGCCGCCCAGGAAAAACCCTGGGGCCAGGCTTTCCATCAGGCCAGCATCGACGCCAAATCCACCGCCGCCCATGCTGGGCATCTGGCCAGCGTTCAAGGCATCAAAGAACCCAGAGCCGAATTTGGAAACGCTCGAGGCTTTGATAACATATTCGCCAGAAGAAACCCGCGCCAGGATGTTATCGGCCCGCGGTCCGCCCGATCCTGGAACCAAACCACCATCGGCGAACGCCAGGTTGGGGAACACCTTGCCCAGGAAATTCAGACCGACAGAGATCACCGCCTTTGCGGCAAGATCGGCCAGGCCACGTTTGATGGCATCGATGAACGTCCCGAAATTCAGGTCGCCAGTATAAAAGAAATCCGACAGCGATTTCTCGAGGCCACCGAACGCGCCAGCGACAAAGGTTGTCGCGTTCTTGGCGTTGTCAGAGATCGATTGATAATAATCCTTGATCCCCTTAATCGCGCCAGCGCCATAGGTCCGTTGATTCTCGGCGTTGTAATCGACCACCGCGCCCTTGATGTCATTGATCGCCTTTTCATATTCGGCGGTCGTGATGACGCCAGCCTTGAACGCGGCCTCAACCTTGAGTTGACGATCGCGCAGTTCATCGAGGGTGGTGTCCAGGCCCAGAGCCTCGCGGCTCATGCGGTTCATAATCTGGATCGCTTGTTCCTGGGTGATCGTGCCAGCGTCCACCGCGCGTTTCAGCAAAGTATTTTCCGCGGTCAGTTCGCCCAGTGCCGTGCCGACAGGATCGATCGCCCGTTTGACGTTTTTCATCGCCTGGTCGAGCGATGCCGCGGAACCAGCGGCGTTGTTCATCCCCGATCCAGCGTCACCGATCGCGGGGATGAAATCCAGGATCGATGATGTATTGCTAACGAACGATTCGTCCGTCATATCGATTTCGCCAGCGAGATCGTTGAATGAATCCTCGAGGTCGCGAGCGGATAGGCCCAGGGCATCGAGGACAGTTTCCTCGAGGCGTCCAAGGCGAATATTGTCGCCCAAGGATTGGATCACGCCATTGATCGATTCCGAAAACTCATCATAAAGCAAGGCCGCACCAGCCGCGCCGACCCCAAGGGCCAAAAGGTTGCCCTTTGACAGTTTCATCAGGGTCGTAAATGCCGCGACCGCGATCTGTGATTTCACGACAGCCTTGCCGAAATCGATGATCGCTTTGCCCGTTGTGATGATCCGCCGAATGACCGCCAGGGCAAACGCCGTTTTCAGCGCCAGCAATAGCGTGTCGAGGTTGTCCACCAGGAACCGAACAGCGGCGACAGCGGCATATAGCGCCACCGTCATCTTGTCCGAGATCGATTTGGCGAGTTCCTCATTGCCCGAGATCATATCGGACAGGATTTTGATCGCCTTCGACAGTTCCCCAGAGAACCCTTGCTCGCCGATCGAGAACAAAAATTCGTCGATATTGTCGCGCAAGTTCGTAATTGCGCCGCCCAGGGTTGCCGCTTGACGGGCCGCACCGCCCGCGAATTGCAGTTCCCCGATCTCGGCCAGGGCCGCGAGGATCGAATCCGAATCGTTGTTGATCGTTTTCGTAAAGTTGCCGATCGACAGCGTGAGTTGATTGCCCTCTTTCGAGGCGCGGATGCCGAACTCTTTGAGGCGCTCGAACTCGCCGACCGTCGCATCCGCCACCGCCTCGGCGAATTGCTCGATCGATTTGGATGTCCCGCCCGCGATGTCCGCGAACGATGTCAGTTGCTTTTCGGTCGGGCGAATACCCTGGGCCACCAGGATGTTAAAGGATGAGACCACCTCGGCCAGAGAGAACGGGGTGGTCTTTGCGAAATCGCGCAAAATGCGGAACGCTCCATCCGCATTTTCGATCGATCCCGTGAAGGTTATGAGCGAGGCTTTCAGGCTTTGGAACTCACGGTTCACGTTCAAAAGATCGCGAACAAAGACCCCACCGAACACCGCACCCAAACCAGCCGCAACAGCGGCGACGCGGGTGAATGCCGCGTCAACCGTGCTTAGTGAGGAATTGAGCGTCCGAAACGCGCGAGCCGTTTCATCTCTTGCGGTGAGGCGGGTTTCGAGCCTGGTTTGCGCCATGTTTTTTCATCGCCTGTTTCTGTCTCTCATGTTGCAGTTCAGCATAAACCGCCCACTCGAGAAATTCATCCACTGACATTTCGGCCTCAATTTGTTCGACCGTCTTGCCCAGTTTCTCAGCGAGAAAAAACTTGAATTGCCGTTCCTCGCTCTTTCTTAGTTTTTTTCCAGTTCCTCAGCGTTCCCGCCCATGATCTGGTTCGCGATCCTCGCCAGGACATTTGCGTCCACCGAGTTCCGCAGGGCCACCTTGTCGCCCACGTTGAAGATTTTATTCCCCTCGGCATCGATCGCTTTCATTATCAAAACCTCGGCGAGCGCGTCGGCTTCCGATTGGCTTTTCACCGCGAATTGCAATTTGCCCTGGTCTTGCAGCGTGAATGGCCGAGACCAAAACACAAAAGGGTTTCCATCTTCGTCGGCCCACTCGGGGACCGAAATCTCCCGAGTGGGTTGGTTTGCGTAATGAGCCTTTGCGCGTTCGATCGCGCTCATGCCCGAGGATTTAGAATTAGCCGCCATTTTCTTCTCCTATAGTTTAAGCAA